CCCAATGAATATGTTTCATAGGGTAAGGGGTTGCGATTACTTCTTTATCAAACTTTAACATTTTCATAATTGTTTCAAATTTAAAATCAATATCTGAATCTATAAACAACATGTGTGTATATTTACCGGGATCACCTAAAAAATTAGCTACACATAAATTTCTTCCCTGTGTAACTAAAGATGATTTAAGAAGTGAAAATGAAACCATAATTCCATTCATCATACAAGCTTGTTGAAACTTTAATAGAGCTTGCGTATAATGAATTGAACATTCACTATGCACTGGAGTTGCAACATAAATTCTAACTTCAGGTTCTTTTAATTTTGTTGAAAGATTATTTGCTTCTGTTTTAAACCAAATAGGTTTACTTGGATCTTGCATTAATTACTCCTTGTAAAAATCTATTCCAGATACTCTTTCTTAAATCCCAAGAATAAAATTTGTTTGTATATTCTATTTGCATTTTTAAATGATCTTTTACTCCATCATCTCCCAATCTATCTGCTGCCACATCAATCACTGATGCAATGGTATGAGCAAGTCTTATGTAATCTTTTTCAAATGGAACATATGTTATAAACTCTGCACCTGTTTCAAATAAAGCACCATAATCAGTTGTGACACAATATAACCCTGCAGCCATAGCTTCTATTGCTGCAATACAAGATGTTTCTTCCCATATGTTTGGATATATAAACATATGATAATTTTTTAAATTATCTTTTATAAATTCATTTGGTTTATAACCAATATAACTTACATTCTTTAATGATTTTGCTTGATTATATAATTCTTTAAATTTATCATCATTAACTTCTTTAAATTGATCTCCATATACTTGAGTTGAAGAATAAACATCTAAATGTACATTTTTATTATTAACTAGTTGCATAGCAGCAAGAAGCACATTTAAACCTCGCCACGGCGTTGAAGTATATATTAATTTTACAGGATCTCCTTTAGTATATTCTAATTTTCTAGATTCAATTTTATCTATGGCGTTTTTAATAACTAAACATTTACTCGTTGGTATATCAAACATCATTCTAAATTTTTCATAACACCAATGAGAATTAAATACATACCAATCATATTTTTTATGATTATCTTTATCTTTAAACCAAGGTGCTAGATTAGGTTGATCGTATGAATTTTGTTGCCAAAGAATATTTGGTTTAGTTGGATGTAATGGTATTTTTTCCGGTACAGATGTAGTTATTTGAACCTTATCTAATAAGGTATTATCTACATGTTTATACAGTAATTCTACCTGTAATTCTGTTCCACCTCTTGGATTCATTTTTGATTCATTACTTTCTGAAGTAATTCTAATCCTTTGTTTGTAATCTTAACGGCTAAATCTTTTTGTAAATCCTCTATTGGATTTTCTTTTAAGAATTCTTCCATTGTTTTATATGTTGTTTTATATGTCTTTCCAGTTTTTTTACTTTTTATAATTTCTTCTGTATTAGTTTTATTATCCATTTTCTCCAGTCCTACTTAACAAAGCATAAGAGATTTGTCCAGAGATGGCATTTGCAGTATCAGCTTGAAATTGTAAATAATCTCCTTCTTCTAATACTAGTGCATTGTGTATAGCATTTATATAAGAATTTTGTGGAATATTTGTATGAAAAAATTTATAAGTAGTTGAGGTAGATACATCAGTAAAATAATAATTAACTTCTCTTGATCCACCACTATCATTAGCAACTGCTATTTCTTTTATAATAGCAACTGTTGAAGCGCTAATAGTTAACACTGTTGTTAAATTTGATGTGGTTAAATCGTAACCTTGATTTTTATAATTAATTGCCATTTGGTCCGCTAAATATAAACCAACTAAATGCTTCAAGCTCATCTTTTAGATCTTTTTGAAATCCAAAGTTTAATTGATTCTTAATTGTAGTAACTGCTTCTAATATTTGTCTTTGATTTTCAACGTTATACTCTTGTTCTGGTTCTGGTATATACGCTGTAATTTTTGCCATTATCTTCTTCCTCCTGCTTCAATATCTAATCTCAAAGTTCCGTATCTCCAAGTTTCATTTACTGCATCATTTTCTATTTTTAAACTCACCTGTCTTCCTCTAACTCTGGTATCTACTTTATCAGTTGATGAGGTAATTGTAAATGGTCCTGTAATTAATGGCGGTGTATTAGATGGGGTTGAATTTGCATTTGCAGGATAATCCCTAAAAAATAAAGTTATTTTTGCATTTCCTTCTAAGTTTTTAAAGTCTGGAATAAATCGTTTAACACGCATAATCAATTGACCATCTCCACCTATACCTTGTTCTGATATATCATAATCTCCAGATTGAATGTATGCAGCAATGGCTGTCTGAACTCCATTTGCATCTACTTCATTGACACCCGTTTCTTGTTCCCAGTATTTCGTTGAACCAACTAAATTACTTACACCGTTAATTGTTGGAAATGTTGGTGTGCCAGTTGCATTATATTGTGTTGCATAAGGTAAATCAAAAGTAACTGCATCATTATAAGTTGTTCTAGTTAAAGATCCAACGGCCCATGTATTATCAATAAAGTTATAAACTACATTTCTATCTAATTGAGTTGATCCTGCTTTTGCATAAAACCAACCGACTTCATTATATAAACTATTATGATATGCATAAGTTATTTGACTTGCATCATAATTAATTCCTAAATTATCCCCATCATCTGTAAATACAAAATCTTCAACTAATGAAGGTAATTGTTTTACTGTTCCATCAAATGCAAAGAATCCACCACCAAATCCAATCCAAAATACTGCACCTTGCGCAAACACCATTGCATGTTGACCAATACATCCGCAATTTGTACCCATCTGTCTAATTGAGAATGTAAATGGAGGACCAACAAATTGAATCATATATGCTGCTTGATCTGTAAGTACAAAAATGTAATCTTTACCTTGTACAGCTCCAATAATCTCGTTGCCCGTATCTAGTCTAAAAGTACCCGCAGTGTTTGTTACCGTTGGATTCCAAGTATTAATATCTTCTTGATTTGAAAATCTTATAAACATTGGATCTTGTGTTGAAGGGTCTCCAATAGTTGTTTCTGTTCCAAATAAAAATAAATGTCTGTCTCGATCTGATACAACGCTCATAATAGACGCTGTTGGAGCACCTGATACAACTGTTGCTCTTATTGGACCTGATGTAGCTCCTGGAGTTGCAGGATTCCAAGTAAAAGTTGAACCATTTTTAACTGTTGCAACTAGAATCTGTCCAAAGTTATCTAGCGACCAGGAACCTGGTGCAAGGGTTACACCTGCAGTATTAGATTCTTCTCCCCAATCAACCCAGCTCGTTGCATCGGTCACAGTAACACCTGTTAAATGAGATGCTGCTGTTGATCCATTTACTCCTCTAACACAACCTAAAAATTGAGTTGCATTTTTACTTGCATAAGTAATTAATTCTGTTCCAATATCTATTCTTCCAGTTGCTGGAAAAGCTGAAGTTGAAACAACTGTAATAGTTGTAACGACATTATCTATTCCACCGTTTAATGTAGTTGTAGCTGAAGTTGGAATTGTTCCACCAAAGTATCCTGTACCATAACCGAATGCAGGAGTTTGAAATGTTGGACCTATAAAAATGTATGGAGTTGTAGTTAAAGATCCACCTGCAGTAACACCAGTTCCAGTTTCATTTGATGGCATGGTAACTGTAAAAGTTCCTGATGTTGGAACTGTTTTAACTTCAAAAACATTTGTTGTAAAATTTGCTGATGTATAACTTGTTGTAGGTGCTCCTGGAGTTGTAACACTTGTAAAGATAATATAATCTCCAACTTCTAATTGATGACCTGCTTTATTAATTGTAACTGTTGCTGAACCCGTTGTAGATGTATAAGTGCAAGATGTTAGAGCTGTTCCAAGTGGTGTAATATCATAAAAAGAACCTTCATAATAAATAACTAGTAATTTTGAAGTTCCTATTGCTGCATATCTTTTACCATCTAATGCAGTCCAAGTATGCTGGTCACGCGCTGGACCTGCCAAGGTACCAGCAACGAGTTGCTGGAAACCACCTATCTTTTGTGGTTCGCCATAACGAAATCTTATATTATCACCATCTATCCATTGCCCTTCGGCTCCGGTTGCAGTTTGTTGTTTATTAAATCCAGGCTTAAATTGTATCTTCTGTAAAGGCATAATTCTTACATTGTAAAATGCAAGATTATATCACGCTTTATTTAAAGAGGAAGTCTTAATTATAATCTTGGAAAGTCGCCTAATGGTCTAGATTGTGTATCTTTATCATAAACATATAAGGCAGCTAGCTGCTCGACACTTGAAACTGCATTAATTAACGCTTCCATATCATTAGATTTAGTTCTAACTGCAGCTCTATAAGTTGAAATGTTAGTAGGTACAACAGCACCTGATTCTGCATTTCTAATTACATACCAATCTGTAGATTGTAATAAACCCGCAGCTTGAGACTTGATTCTAGCTACATGAATAGATTTTAAACCTTTAATTATAACTTGTTTTCCGTCTTGATCTAATGCTGGTTGACCATTTTGATCTACAGCATTAACATCTTCTAATGCTTTAGCAGTTGCTGGAGCATAAGACGCTGTAACTTGATCATTTGCGAATGTGAATGTTTCAGCACCATTATAATAAAATTCTGTGTCTTTTAAATTAGTTGTATTGTAAATAACTTCATAAATCCCAGTAGAATCTTTAAAAAAGTCCTTACTTGAATTAGCTGCTACTACCTGATTGTTTTCTACTTTTGCGAACATAGTGTCTCCTTATAGGTTATTTTTAATCATTTGTCTACCTAGCTGTAGTTGGTATTTGAGTTGAAGAAACGAATGGGTTTTCAGCAAAAGCCATGTAGATTATAGTGCTTCCTGATTCATTAAATCTTCCTTCAACAGATCTCATTTTAAAACCATTTGAAACTATATCAATATTTTGTGCTGCATTTGTACCTTCTGCACCACTAGTATTTGGAAATAATTGTCTAAATGAGGTATTGAACGGATCTCTTTTATTATCAAAAATAAACCAATTTTCTGAACCATTACTTGAATTTTTTCCTAAAAAAAATGCAGGTTTAAAACCAGTATATACAAAAGTTCCGTTAGCATTACCATTACCTGTATAAGAACCAAATTTAGAATATCCTTTTACATCAGCAAAGCAGTAGGCGATAATAGAATTACCAGAACCATTAGTTGGTGTTCCAGTTCCAATAGAAAATAATGTAGAAGTTGGAGTTGTATCATTCCAATATGTTGATGAGGGATCAGGTGTTCCAGTTCCTGATAATTGCATTGCTGAAGTATTTCCAGTTGATACATGATATACTTCCCACTGTGCAACAGCACTTCTATTTTTAACAATCATCATTTTTGGTACAGAACCCAAACCATGTCCAACAGTCGCATTAGCACCAGTTCCTGTATAACTTACAATACTAAATCCAGCTGTTGTATTAGCTGATACTGTGCTTGTTATAGTTCCTGAATTGTTTGATACTCCAGCACCATTTGCTAACCAGTTCCATGATGCAAATGTAGCACCATTTCCATTAGTGCCAGTTTCTCCAGCTTGTTTAGATACTGTAAATCCATCTGTATTAAATGAATTAAATGTATTTGGAGTTCCTTCTACACTTGTTGCATTTGAATATAAAACTCTTCCATTTGTTGTGCTAGAAAAACCTCTTACAACATCATACAATTCATGAAAAAAAGCATCACTTCTTGATTTAATCCAAGTAAAATCTGGTTGAAATCCAACTCCTGTAATACTTCTATTAGTAGCATCATTACCAGTGTATAAAACTGTATTAAAATAACTAGAACCTTTATTGATCGTTGTATATGCCATGTTCTAACCGTACTCCGCTAAGTTTTTAGTATTAAGTGCATAGTACCCTGATGGGACTGCATATTCAAAGTTTCCATAACCATTAGCATCTGCGTTTCCTGAAGATATTGTAAATGGTGGATTGCCGAAGTTACATTGTATTGTGTCAGAAGCACCACCTGAAGTAAAAGAAAAACCCCAAGTTAAACCAGATGTTGCGATACTTACAGCACCAGTTCCAGTAGCACCAGAAGTTGGTACTCCTGAATTTTGAAAAGTTCCATTTTTAGAAAAATATAATTTGTTATTATCTAAATCTAAAGCAACACCAATAATATCATTTACTCCAAAAGTATTTCCATAAGCTGTATTTGCTGGTCTTATGTTACCAGTATCACCATAATAATAATATCCTTGATTAGTTCCTGTCAAATTAAATATATTACTTTGATTATAGTTCATTCCTTCTGGTCTTATTCCAATCATAGCTAATGTTCCTACTGTTTGTTTTACTTCCCAATACCATTTGCCTGAAGATACCATAAATGTAGATGTGCAATTATCAGCATTATTAGAAACATTAACTTGTGTATTACCCTCTGTAAAAGTTACACTTGCATTTGCATTAAAAGAAACTGAATTCATTGTTGAAAAATTATTAGTAGGAGTATCAGTAGTCTGGTCAATAGATGTTAGATTAACTACTGTAAAATTATTTCCGTTTCCTGAAGAATCTGTTCCAAGTGCTGCAGAATTTGCAAACTTTAAATAATATCCATTAGTTCCAAACGAACCTGTATATGCTTTAGGTATCCAGATTCCTGATGATGGGACTGAAGGATCTGTTTCACCGAATGATGATGGTGTTAGTTGTTGTCCATCAATGAAATATGCTTCAGATAAATATCCATCAAAATATTCATCATTACCAACACCTTCAGCACCCCAAGTAATAGGAATGCCATTTGTGTTTGCTTGTAAATTATCATTTTGACTAGGGTACGTTTCTGTACCAAAAGATGTTTCTTGTACTCCATTTATATAAAGTTTAACTCTATCTGATGCTGTTGCTTGTGTACTGTCAAATGCAACAACAATATGATACCAAGCACTAGGGTCTCTAAAAACTCTATTTGTAACTAATCTTGTATTAAATGACGCACTAACTCTATTAGCAATATCTAATTTATTATCTGCATCTAATCTTATCCAAGTTTGAGTTGCACCACCATCTGCATATGCACTAAATATTCGTACAACTGCATTTTGTATTCTTGCTCTTTTAATCCAAAACGACCAAGTTCCTTTGTCTTGATGTGTTGGTGTTCCATCTACAGTAAAGTTTAATTCGTCTGAACTTCCATTATTAAATCTTAATGAATTATCAACTTCATAGCCACCAGTAACTAATGCTTTTAAAAATCCAAATGCTCTTGCTGCTGCTGCGCCTATTGTAGATAATAAAGGCATTCTTTCTACTCCTTATTTAAATTGCGTTATTGATGCTAAAACTGTGTACGTTGATGCTGCTGTTTTTAATGCTGTGTATGAGTACACATCTGTAGATGAAGCGTTTCCAGCTGTTGGAGCAGTTCCACCTTGCCAAATTGCTGTAACAGTAGTTCCATCAACTTGAATCACGTTGTTATAAAAAGTCGTGTTGTCTTGTTTAACAAGAAGAGCAACTGTTGCAGATTCACCGGTATTTAAAGCCGCGTTTAATGCAGTTGAAGAATTTCCTCTTAAATTAACTGTAAAATTAGAACCTAAGTTAACGTTTTGAAAATATACAGCTTGTGTTAATACATCATAAGTAAATGATGTTATGAAAGTTGTAGAAATTGTTGCACCTTCAAATACACCAAATATTTTAGTTTCACCATTTGCTGTAATTCTTCCAAGATCACCTTTTGGTGTTAATGTAATTCCAACGTTTGTATCTCCACCTGTTGCAGAAATTACTGGAGAATTTCCAGCTGCAGCATTTGCTATTGTAATTTCGTTTGTAGCTGATGCAGTTGTTGAAAATTTAATTTGTTCATTACCGTTTTCATCACCAATAAAATTACCACTATCTATTAAAATATTTTTAGCATTAGTATCTAAATTTGCTGCAAGTGTTGGAGCAAAATCATTAGATAATTTTCCAATGTTAGAATCTACAACATCAGTTCCATTTAAATATAAAAGTTTTGTTCCTTTATCTGTTGCAGAGAAAGTAACACCTGTTTGACCAGCAACTTTTACTGTTACGGTAAAAGCACCTGATGTACTATTTTTAATTACATAAACTTTTTCATCTGGTCCTGTTGCATCTGAAGGAATAGTAACATCTACGTTTCCTGAAATAGTTCCTGTAAGTTCTAATACTGCATTTTTACCATTTGAAAGTGCACCATTAGTGTATGTTAATGTAACTCCTGTTGTTGCATTTAATGCAACTGATTCATAACCAGCAATTGCTTGCTGAAGAATAACTAAATTTGTATTTGTAATATCACCCCATGTACCGGCGTTTTCGCCTGTAACTTGAATTTCTAGTTTAAGATCCGTAGAATAACTTGATGCCATAATTTTATCCTTATTTTGTTATATTATTAAATTTATGCGGCTGTGTCAATCTCTATCCAAGTTGCATCAGTTCCGGTATTAATTTCAGTCCAGATTTGATTATTAATACTATTTAACGTTATAGTCAATCCATTTCCTGTTACTTCTATAATAGAAGTTCCACCTGCAAACACTGTTCCAACTGCTATATTTAAACCTATTCCAGTAACACTTGCAATGGTATTTGCATCACCAATTGCAGTTCCTTGAGCTATATTTAATTGTTCTCCTGTAACTAGAGTATTTGCATCTCCAGCAATAACTGTTCCAACCGCTAAAGCAACAGTCATTCCAATACCAGTAACTGTAGCATCTGGTGAAGGATCTACTTCTCCTTCAGCAATAGTCATAGCTATATCTAATTCAGCATCACCCCAATTTTGAGCACCCCATGCAACCACTCCCCAACCAGCTTGATATGTGGAAGATACTTGAACTATTACACTTACATCTATGTTTTCATCACCTTGTGAAATATTTAATTGTTGCCCTGTAACAGATACGTTAGCATCACCAATTGAAGTTATGCTATTTAATGTTAAATTTATTTGTTGACCTGTAATAGATACGTCTGGATTTGGATCTACTTCTCCCTCTGCAATATTTAATTGATTTCCAGTTAAATCAATATTTGCATTAGCTGATAAAGTTACACTGTTTAACGATAAATTTAATTGTTGACCTGTAACTTGAATTACAAATGCTTGTGATCCCCAAACATTTTCTCCCCAAGTAAATCTTCCCCAACCATTATTTACTTCTGCTGTAATACTTTCATTACCTAATGAAATACCAATATTATTAAATTGGCCCCCCCAATTATTTGCACCAAAATTTCCTGAATTCCACGCGATAGGAGAGTCTACTACACTTGTAACTAGTACAAGTTCATCTCCTTGAAGTCCCCATTTTCCAAAACCCCAACTTTGTATTCCCCAACCAGCCATAATAGGTATCTCCTATTATGCGTTGCCGATTCTTAGAATAGCTGCTGATGATGTGTCTGCTGGAAACTGAATTGTGAAAGTTCCAGATGTAGCTGTTTTATCAGAACCAAAATCTAATACAGCAACTGCTGCGTTAGTGTTTGATGTATTATAAATTAAAGCTCCTCTTGCAGTTAAAGTAACTCCAGTAAAAGATATGTCTGCAAAGTCTATAAATGCAACACCACTTGAAACAACTGGTGATACATTTGATAAAACTCCACCACCTGTTACATACTGACCAGTATTTGCAACTTCATTTGTTGAAGTGTAAATAGTTGTTGAAGAATCTAAAGTTGCTGCAGAACTATATAAAGCAAGTTTAAAAACATTTCCTGTTGCGGCTGTAAAATTATGCTGACCTTGTAGAAGTTGTCCTTTAAACGAATTTGCTACTGCTTGTGTTATTGCCATAATATTTTCCTATCCTTGTTTTTGAATCTGAGGTGAACCTTCTTGGTATTCATCTCGTCTTCTTCTTCCCATTTGTTCAATAGAGAATCCTTGTAGCACACTTTGATACTTTTGTTCATAAAATTGTATCATGTCTGCCGGACCCTTTAAAAACCCGTATGCCTCAACAAGGCACGCATACAATAAACCAGTGGGAAACTGATTACTTAAATATGTTGTCGTATTACTAACAGATAATCCTGCTGGCTTCAAGATATAATTTAATTGCATAGTGTATGTCAAGTCTGGAATTGGGGCTAATACTATTGTTTGTTCATCCCAATAACTAAAATATTTAGGTAATCCTTGTGCATTAGTGCTGTTATATTCATTAATAAATCCAGTATCTCTATATTCTACTACAGCATTAGGCCCTGTATATGCACCTCCTGGAATGATTTGAGCTTCTCTTATAATCAAAGTTTGATCTGTTAAAAG